ATTACCGGCGCTGCGAGTACTACTGATAAGTATTATACGTTCATTGGTATGCCCAATGCCTTAGAACCGCAGGCAGGTGGCACATCGGATTGGGCAACTAATACTCCATCTCCTTTAGATGGTTTCAAGGAAGAAAACGAAATTAAGCAATCAATTATTGCAATGAAACAAATTACGTCTCAAGACGTAAGAAGACTTGTGAGAAAGGTTGAGTGGGTTTCGGGTACAACATATGAAATGTATAGACACGACTACAGTGTCTATAATAGAACTCCAGTTAATGAAGCGACATCTCTATATCAATCAAATTATTATGTAATCAATGATGATTTGAGAGTCTATATCTGTTTGCAAAATGGTACAGATCCAGAAAACCCAACAGGAAAACCATCATATGATGAACCAGATTTTATTGACTTAGAACCAAGAGCTGCGGGAACTTCTGGTGATGGATATATTTGGAAATATCTCTTTACGATTAAACCCTCTGAGATTGTAAAATTTGATTCTATTGAATATATTCCAGTTCCCGAGAGTTGGGGTGTTGCTGGAGAAACTGCTGCAACTAAAAATAATGCGGTAGATGGTAAAGTAGAAACAATTCTTATTGATAACAGGGGCTCTAATTATCAACCGATTTCTACTTCTTTTTCAAACGTACCTATCTTGGGTGATGGTACTGGAGGTAAAGCAACAATCACCATTGATTCCTTCGGTAAGGTATCTGAGGTATTCGTAACGGATGGTGGTAAGGATTATACCTATGGAACTATTCAATTCTATCCAGGCGCGCCAGAGACGCAATCTGGAGAAGCATTAGGAAACTTAGCTAATACAGGTATAGGAACTACTTCATATGCTTCTTTCAAAGTGATCATGCCACCAAAGGGTGGACATGGATATGATGTCTATAGAGAATTGGGTGCATATAGAGTTCTGCTCTTTTCTAGATACGAAACTATTGAAACAAATCCAGATATTATTCTAGGTAATGACTTTGCTAGGGTTGGTATTTTGAAAAATCCAACCATTCCAAACAGTAGAACAGAAATATTAAGTCAAAATATGGTTAGTGGTTTGGGTGCTCTCAAACTTTCTGGTGTGACTACAGCAACAACATACGCTGTTGACTCAGTTATTAAACAAACTGTTGGTGTTGGATCTACTGCTGTTGGATTTGTTGCTTCTTGGGATAAGACCACTGGAGTACTTAAGTATTATCAACCAACTGGTCTTGCATCTAGTGAATCTGGATTTAAAATCATTCCGTTTACATCATCCCCAGATACTGGTTATGGAGTAACTATTAATTGTAGTTCTATTATAGGACCAGCTCTATCAATTGATACGGCGTTCCAGGGTATCACTACCTCAATAAATAATAAGATATACCAATTAGGTCTAGACTTTGTAGCTGGTATTGGATCTGCAGAATTTAATAAAAAGTCTGGTGAACTAATCTACATAGATAACAGGGCCCCAATCCCTAGATCCGCTAGCCAAAAAGAAGATATCAAAGTTGTACTGGAGTTCTAAATCAACATGGCACAGAATATCAATCTAAACGCTTCTCCATACTTTGACGATTTTGATGCGTCAAATAGTTATCAGAGGGTTTTATTCAAGCCAGGAACTCCTATTCAGGCAAGAGAACTTACTACCCTACAGTCAATTCTACAAGATCAAGTAGAACAGTTTGGTAAACACTTCTTTAAAGAAGGATCAGTTGTAATTCCTGGTCAAATTGCATATGACCCAGACTATTTTTATGTTCAAATTGATGCAAACCACTTAGGAGTTCCAGTAGAAATTTATTTGGATGCTTTGGTTGGTCAAACAATCAAAGGACAAATTAGTGGTGTTAAGGCAAAAGTTGTAAATTATATTACCTCAAATACATCTGAAAGAGGAAATGCAACTCTCTATGTAAAATATTCAACTGGCAGTGAGAATGATGAGGGTGTTAATGGAAATCAAAAAACTGTTTTTGATGCTGGTGAAAATCTTATAGTTACTCAAGACGTAAAGTATTCACTATCTACTATTAGATCTGAGTCTACTTTTGCTACTACTCTTCTTACCGATTCAGTCGGCGAGGGTTCTGTTGCAAAAATTGCAGAAGGTGTCTATTTTATTAGAGGATTTTTTGTAAATGTTCCTGCTCAAGAAGTAATTCTTGATCAATATGGAGATACTCCTTCCTATAGGGTTGGTCTCTTTATAAATGAAGAGATTACGGTTGCATCTACAGAGAATCCAGATCTATTTGATAATGCAAGAGGATTCTCAAACTTTGCTGCACCAGGTGCAGATAGATTAAAAATAACTACAACTCTAATCAAAAAAAGTTTAGATGATCTAAACGATGAAGATTTTATTGAGTTGCTAAGAATTGAAAATGGTATAGTTCAAAAATTTGTAAAAGATAATCCATATAATATTCTCAATGATGAGTTAGCTAGAAGAACATATGATGAATCGGGTCACTATTATGTAACTCCTTTCTCGATTGAAGTAAAAGAATCTCTAAATGATCAAATTGGAAATGATGGTGTTTATTTACCAAATCAACAAACACAATCTGGAATAACTCCTTCTGACGATTTTATATCTTTACAAATTTCCCCAGGTAAAGCATATGTTAGAGGATATGAAATAGAAACAATTAGTACCACCTCTCTTGATGTACCTAAAGCCAGAACCACAGAATTAAAAGAAAATTCAAGTATTCCATTCACTCTGGGTAGACAATTTGAACTGAATAATGTTCATGGTTCTCTACCAGTAGGATTCTCAACGTCAACAGTTTCATTACGTTCGGAAAGAACTGCAAGTGGGGGAACTGCAGCAGGTCTCGAAATTGGTGTTGCAAGAGTTTATGATTTAAAACTCAAAAATGCTGATTATCAAAATGATGCTACTCCATTCGTAGTATCATTATACGACGTACAGACTTATAATTATATCAATCTTAATTCTACCATTGATTTAGCACTACCAGCTTATATCGAAGGTAAGAATAGTAGTGCTCATGGATACCTTGTAGAAGCAGTATCTGGAAGCAACCAATTGAAACTGTATCAGGTATCTGGTACTTTTATTCCTAACGAACAGATTAAAATTAATGGTGAAGATGATTCCAGAACCATTAAAGATGTAAGAGATTACAGCATGAATGATGTTAAACAACTTCATTCTAGTACCGCAGCATTCACTGCAGATGTTCTTCTGAACCGAGGTATTGCTATTGCTCCTCAGGGAGACCAATTTAGTATTACTTCTGGTGGTGTAATTAAATCACCAAATCAAACATTTAGTGTAGGTATTCAAACGGGTGATATTGTTGCATATGCACAAGAAGGCGATACTGTACCTACTTTTAACAAAGTAACTGACGTGAGTGCATCTGCAAAAACTATTACTGTAGATCAAATCACAACAGTAACTGGAGTGTGTAATGGTGCTAAACCTGGCAGCACGATTACTGTAACTAATGTTTTAAAACTAGTTCCTCAGGAATTTAATCTTAACGAAGCATATCTCTATGCACCTCTTGAAGAAATCAATGTTTCTGATACTAACCTATCGGAGTCTAATATTGTAGTCAGAAAGGCATATGATGTTACGATCTCTGGTAATGGTTTAAATCAGACTCTTGAAACTGATAACAGTATGACTCTGGAACCATTTGATGAGGAGGATTATAACCTTACTTATACTAGCACTGGTGCAATTGAAAGTCTTGATAATAGTAAGTTGACTGTAAATGGTAGAACTATTACGTTACAAGATCTTAGTGTGGCTAGTGGTTCTGCAAGATTAACAGTAACTTTCAAGAAGAAAGATCTTACTCCAAAGAGTAAAGTATATAATAGAAATGCCGTATTGATTGTAGATAAGTCTTCTAAGGAAGGTTCTGGTACTGCAACCACTTCATTCCAAGATGGTCTTACTTTTGGTAAAATATTTGGAACTAGAGTTCAAGATAAACAAATTTCTCTTAATGTACCAGATGTTCAGGACGTTCTTGCTGTATTTGAGTCTAATGACGAGAATGAACCAGAACTACCAAAACTCACACTAACCAACTTCAATGCTAATATTCTCAATACTATAAAAGGCGAGTATATTAGGGGTGAAACTAGTGGAGCGGTTGCTACAGTTGTTGTTAATAACGCAACAAATCAAGTAGATTTTGTTTATCTAAATGAGCAGTCTTTCCAGGTAGACGAAAAAGTAACTTTTGCAGAATCGCAAGTTACCGCAAATGTTTCTGCAATTTCTGTTGGTGATAGAGATATTCTTCCAAACTTTAGTTTGGTTCCAAATCAAAAACCACAATTCTGTGATTACTCTTTCCTAGAAAGAAACAGCGATAGTGCTCCGCCAACCAGAAAGTTAAAAATTATTTTTAATCACTATGTTCTAAATGCTGATGATCCTGGCGACTTCGTAACCGTAGATTCTTATGAGAAGCAAAGATATAAGTCGGAAATTCCTATTTTAGAAGATGGAGTTGCAGGTTGTGATATTATTGATGTTAGACCAAGAGTTGTGCCATTTGATGTAGCTACCGCTACAAGATCTCCATTTGAATATAATGCAAGAGCTTTTGCAAAGGCTACAAACTCCTCACCATTTAACTTTGTATCTGATAAAGCAATTAACTTAGATTATAATTTCTATCTTGGTAGAATTGATAGAGTTTATCTGAATAAAGATGGTGAGTTCTTCCTAGCGGAAGGTGTACCATCTAAAGAACCTAAGGAACCTCAAGTGATTGATGGGTCTTTGGATGTGGGAACTATTACAGTTCCACCATATGTATTTAAAACTGATGACGTGGAAGTAGTTCTTACTCCACATAAGAGATATAGAATGATCGATATCTCTCAACTTGAAGATAGACTTACAACTGTTGAAAATTATACTGCACTTTCTTTACTTGAAACTGAAACTAAAAACTTAACCATCAGAGACTCTCAGACTGGTTTAGATAGATTTAAGTCTGGATTCTTTGTTGATAACTTTAGATCAGTATTTGGTGGCGAGACTGCTGCATCCGACTACAGATGTTCTATTGACACTCTTGAAGGTCACTTAAGACCAACTCACTATACTACTGCTGTTGATTTACTTCTCGGATCTGAAGCGGTTATTGGTTCATCTGGAACACCAGATCCAGCAGCCGATCTTAGATTTGTTCAAGATCTTGGAACTCCTAATACTATTAAAAAAGGTGATGTTATTTGTTTAAACTATGATGATGTAGTTTACTTTGCAAATAAATTTGCTACTAGATCCGAAAACGTTAATCCTTTCCATGTTGTTAACTGGATTGGTGCTATTGAACTTAATCCAGCAACTGATACTTGGATTGAAACTAAAAAAACCAAGAGAACTGCAGACATTGAAGGCAATTACAAGACAACTATGCAGCAAACTGGTGCTGATAGTAATACTGGTTTAGCTCCTGTAGAGTGGGGTTCTTGGAATACAACTTGGAGAGGAACACAGGTAACGGGAAGAACTCGTACTAGAACTAGGGTTGATAGTAGAAGGATTGGTAGAACTACAACCAGAGGACCTAGAAGAAGTAGAGGTAGACTAGAGACGACTAGAACTACAAGGAGAGATACCTTTATCCAGTTTACAAATACCACAACTCTTACTACTAGAAGACAACAGAGAACTGGTACTCAACTTAAAGTTACTGAAAGATTTGACTCCACAAATCTAGGGGACAGAGTTGTTTCTACTGAAGTTATTCATACAATGAGAAGTAGAAACATTGAATTTATTGCAAGAAGAATGAAACCTAATGGTAGGGTTTATCCATTCTTCGATAATGTGGATATGTCCAAGTACGTTATCCCCAAACTCATTGAAATTGAAATGATATCTGGAACTTTCCAAGTTGGTGAAGTTCTTGTTGGTAATAGTGGTGCTGTTTCAGTACGAGTTAGAGTTGCAAAAGCAGACCATAAGTATGGTCCTTATAACGCACCAAGTCAAACTTATAAACAGAATCCATACAAGACTGGTGAAATTCTACCAAAAGCATATTCAACCACTTCTTCAGTTCTAAACATTGATACTGCAGGTTTGGAACTTCAATCTGCTTCTGGTTATTATGGATATATTGTGAAGGATATGAAACTTGTAGGTCAATCCAGTGGTGGAGTTGCGAAAATTAAAGACATAAGACTTAAAGCTGATAATTCGGGAACTATTATTGGTTCTCTATTCTTACCAGACCCAACTCTTTCATCTACACCATCTTTCAGTACTGGAACGAAGACTTTCTCTCTGACTTCTAGTAAAACCAAGTCAACTATTGTTGGCACTAAGGATAGTGAAGCAGAAACCACATACAGTGCTTCTGGAACTCTACAAAATGTGGAGAATCTAACTCTTAGAATGAGAAATGCAGATGTTGAGAGAAATACTCAAACTCAGGGAAGAACTAGAACTAGTTCGAGAACTAGACAGAGAGCTCGTACAACCTTTAGAGATAGAACTACTGTTCAAAGAAGATGGGTTGACCCACTTGCACAATCCTTTGAAGTTCCAGATACAAACGGTATCTTTATCTCTAAAGTAGATTTCTTCTTCAGAACAGTTGATACTGCGGGTCTTCCAGTTACTTGTCAGATCAGAACAATGCAAACTGGTTTGCCAACTCAGACAATTGTTCCGTTTGGTGAAACTGTATTAACTCCAGATCAAGTTAGTGTTTCCAACGATTCAAGTGTACCAACTACATTTGAGTTCCCATCTCCAGTTTATCTTGCACCAAATCAAGCATATTGTTTCGTTCTCCTATCTGCATCTAATGAATATAATGTTTGGATTTCGAGAATGGGTGAAGTAGATGTTTCTACCTTGGATAAGGCAGAATCTGAACAAATTATTGTTGCACAACAACCACTATTAGGTTCCCTATTTAAATCTCAGAATGGTGCAACATGGGATCCTGCACAATATGAAGATCTTAAGTTGACTGCATATAGAGCAGAATTCTTTGAAGGTTCTTCTACTGCAAGATTCTACAATCCAGATCTTGATATTGGTAATAATCAAATTGCAAGTCTCGATCTGAATCCACTGGAGACTACTTCTAAATCTATTCTCGTAGGTATCGCTAAGAGTCTATCCACTGCGGAAACTGGAGCTTTAACTCCAGGTGTTAAAGTATTGCAACAAAGTAATCCTGGATTCTCTGGAAATCTAAGAAGTCTTGTAGGTGCTATTGGTATCAGTAGTGATTTAACCATTACTAATGCAGGAACTGCATTTACTTCTGCAAGTACTACCTATGCTAATGTAGATCTGATTTCTCTTACTGGTAAAGGTAGTGGTGCAAAAGCAACAGTTACTGTCAATGGTGGTGTTGCAGTTGCTGCTACAGTATCGATTGGTGGTACTGGTTATGCATTTGGTGACTCTTTGACTGTAGATTATGCAGATACTGGAAACTTCGGTAAGAATTTGATTCTATCAATTCCAAATACTGTTGGTGTTATCTCCGCATTTAACTCACTAATTATTGATAGAGTTCAAGGCAATATTGCCGTCGATGGTTCATCAACTTTATTCTATGTTGGTACTGGTGGAACTGCAAATATCAGTGGTGCATCAAATGTTAAGTATGCAGAAACTCTAAGTGATGGACTTCATCTTAAAGTTCGTCATTCAAATCACGGAATGTATTCTGTTAATAACTTTGTTACTCTATCTGGAATTCAACCAGATCAAAAACCATCAAAGATTGAAGCAAAGTATACTCCATCCTCAACTGGAGATTTGGTTGTAGAAAATGTCGGCATTTTCACTAGTTTTGAAAATGTTCCAGTCGATAATACAAATCCTGGTTATATTATTATTGATGATGAAATCATTAAATATACTGGAGTAAATACTGCTGCAAATTCCTTACAAGGAATCAGTAGAGCACAAGATAATACTATTTCTGAAGAACACTCAATCAATGAACCAGTGTATAAGTATGAAATGAATGGTGTTTCTCTTAGAAGAATCAATAAAAAACATGATTTTTCTGAAGTTAATCACTCACTATTCCCAATTGACATGGATTCTTATCATATTAAGATTGATGCATCCAAGTCTGGAACAGATAGAACTACTGGAAATGCCAATTCATTCCCAGTTCTATTCTTCAATGAAGATAAGAAGTGTGGTTCTTATGATCAACTATCACTTAAGAATTCTAATAGAACCCCACATGCAACTCAAAACATCCCATTTAATGCTCTAACTCCTAATTTACAAACTGCAATTCCTGAGGGAACTACAGTTTCTGCAAAAGTTAGAACTTTCTCTGGAGGTTCTCCCGACAATCTTACTCAATTATCATTCAATGATCAAGGATTTGAACCTATCAGTTTAGAGAGTACTAATTTCTTCGAGACTCCAAGAATAATTTGTTCTAAAGTCAATGAAGATGAACATCTACAAGATTTCCCTGGTAAGAAATCATTCACAATTGAAGTTGCTCTTGAAACCACTGATCCAAAAGTTTCACCAATGATTGACTTGGATAGAGTCAATGCTATTTTAACTACAAATAGAATTAACTCTAAGATTACAGACTTCTCCACTGATGGTAGAGTTAACTCCTTGACAGAGGATCCAAGTGCAGCAACTTACGTTACTAAGATCATTAAACTTGAAAAAGGATCTGATAATTTGAAAGTATTCTTTGATGCATATAGACATTCTAGTAATGATATCAGAGTTCTTTACAGACTGTTTAGAACAGATACTGATGAATCTAATCAATCCTACGAGTTGTTCCCTGGTTATAAGAACCTTGACGCAAATGGAAATGTAGTCAGTACTTCGGATAATGATGGTCTACCAGATAAGATCGTCGATTTCTCTAATACTGATGATGATTTTAGGAGTTATGAATATACTGCGAAAAATCTCCCCCTATTTAATGGATTCCAAGTTAAAATCGTTATGAATGGAACTAATTTGGCAAAAGTTCCCTTGATTCGTGATCTCAGAGTTATCGCAACTGCTTAATATGGAAAAACGACCAGTTAAAGACGTTCCTGGGTTATTTCGTTTAGACAGCGGAGCAATCGTAAATTGCTCCGACTCTGAATATAATAATTATATGGAAGCAAAAAAACTCAAGTTAAAAGAACTTGAAGAAAAACAAAGTGAAAAAGAAGAAATCCAACAATTAAAGTCGGATGTGGAAGATTTAAAAGACATGTTAAAACTGGTCTTAAATAAATTGGATAAATAACTAAAACTGTAAGTTCTAATAATGGCGGCAAGGAATGTAAATCTAGTTCTTGAGCAGGGTGTTGACTTTCAAGCCACTTTTACCATTAATAATGCATTTAACAATGCACCTTTGAATCTTACTGGTT